TTACCAAATTGGTGACGGCAATCTGACTGAGGCACAACTTGTTGTCCAAACTATTCCCGCATCTTTGACTGCGGACACCACTTTGACTGCTGCACAAGTGGCTGTTGGTTTGGTTGTTTGTGCGAAAGCCTCGGACGCTACATTGACAGTGACTCTGCCCACAGCAGCGTTGCTTGATGCAGCTATTCCTAGCGCAAAAGTCGGTTCAGCTTTTGACCTGACTATTTGCAACAACAACAACACCGGCGCATCGTCTACCGTTCCTGTTACCGCAGGCACTGGTATCACGATCTTTGGCTCGGTCACCGTCCCACGTTTCGGTGCGTATACCTACCGTTTCGTGAAGACGGGTGACGCGGCTTACTCGGCGTTTTTGAAGTAAACCTGTCAGGGGCTTCGGCCCCTGTTTTCTAAGGAAACATCATGTCAAACACCCAAGCGGTAGGCGTTGCGTACAGCGACCCCGAATTTACTACCTGCTACGCAAGCCAAGAAATTGGCTACAGCGCAGCAGCCCAAGGTGCGGTGACTCAGCTAACCAGCAAATCGACAGGCGTGACGCTGAACACTAGCGCAGGTCGCATCACCATGAACAATGCAGCATTGGCCGCTGGCGCGGCTGTGTCGTTTGTTTTGACCAACAGTTCAATTTCTGCTAATGACACAATCATTGTGTGCGTTTCTAGCAATACAACTGGTAGCGCGGCTGGGGCTTACACCACTTACGTTTCGTATTTGGCTGCTGGCTCTGCTTTGATTACGTTGCGGAATTTGACTGCGGCAACTTCATATTCTGAAGCTGTCATCATTAATTTCGCCATTATCCACGGCGCATCTTAAAAAAAAGGAGGGGGCCACAAGCCCCCTTTCTCACCTATGGTCATTTATCTCAAACATCCCATCCACGGCGCTAAAGTCGCAACTATGCACCTTGAAGCAGAAGCCGACGAGAAAAACGGTTGGGTGCGATATACTTTGGATACGCCAAATGATTTTGAATTGGCGGCTCCCGTGAACGTCCTGGAAGTAAAGCGGCGTAGAAAAGTTGAACTAGAAGGAATCTAGCTATGGCAACCTACACTGCGGGCGACCAAATCAATCGTTCATTGCGGTTGCTCGGTGTATTGGCCGAAGGCGAGACCCCATCCGCATCGGTGTCTCAAGACGCGCTGATGGCGCTGAATCAGATGATTGATTCGTGGAATACCGAACGGCTTTCCACTTTTGTTACCCAAGACCAAATTTTTACATGGCCTGCTGGTGAAATCACCCGCACGCTAGGCCCGTCCGGCGATTTTGTCGGTTTGCGGCCCATTCTGATGGATGACGCGACCTATTACCGCGACCCAGGCACAAACGTTAGCTTTGGCATCAAGTTCATCAACCAGCAGCAGTATGACGGCATTGCGGTCAAAACCGTAACGTCTACCTACCCACAGGTTTGCTGGGTAAACATGGGGTTTCCTGACATTACGCTGACAATTTACCCCAAACCCACGCGGGATTTGGAGTGGCATTTTGTGAGCGTGCAGGAACTTGATCGGCCAGCTAACCTGTCCACGGTTATGTATTACCCGCCGGGCTACCTGCGGGCGTTTACCTACAACTTGGCGATGGAATTCGCCCCTGAGTTTGGCGTTGAACCCAGCCCGCAAGTGACACGCATTGCCATGACTAGCAAGCGCGATTTGAAACGCATCAACAACCCTGACGATGTGATGTCAATGCCTTACGCGATTGTGGCGACCCGCCAGCGGTTCAACATCTACGCAGGAAACTACTGATGCAGACCCCGATACTCGGCGCGTCCTACGTCGCCCGCAGTATCAACGCTGCGGACAACAGGATGGTCAACCTGTTTCCGGAAATGACACCGGACAACGGGCAGACCGCTGCTTTTCTCAACCGCGCCCCTGGGCTAGAGTACCTGCAATCTGTTGGTGAAGGCCCAATTCGCGCATTGTGGGCGCACCAGACCAACGGCAGCGACTTCTACGTTGTGTCTGGCAACGAGGTTTATAAGATGTCCACCTTGACCGGCGACCCCGTGCTGTTGGGCACGGTATCAGGCACGGGGCCGGTGTCCATTGCGGACAACGGCACGCAGCTATTTTTTGCTTGCAACCCAGACAGCTACATCTACAACGAGGTCACCAACGTTTTCCAGCAAATCACCGACCCTGACTTTCCAGGCGCGGTGACGGTTGGCTACCTTGACGGCTATTTCGTATTCAACGAACCGGACAGCCAGCGCGTATGGGTGACTTCCCTGCTGGACGGCCTATCGGTTGACCCGCTAGACTTTGCCAGCGCAGAGGGTTCGCCTGATGGTTTGGTCGGCCTGATTGTTGACCACCGCGAGGCATGGCTGTTTGGCACCGATTCGGTGGAAGTCTGGTACGACGCAGGGCTTGCTGACTTTCCGCTTACACGCATTCAAGGCGCGTTCAACGAGATTGGCTGCGTAGCGGCATTCTCAATCGCCAAACTGGACAACGGCTTGTTCTGGTTGGGCACCGATGCACGCGGCCAGGGCATTGTCTACCGCGCCAACGGATACACCGGCCAACGAGTGTCCACCCATGCCATTGAGTACGCCATTGCCCAATACAGCGACATTTCTGACGCTGTTGCGTACACCTACCAGCAGGAAGGCCACGCTTTCTATGTACTGACGTTTCCTACGGGTAACGCCACTTGGGTCTACGATGTGGCTACGCAGGCTTGGCACGAGCGTGCTGGATGGCTCAATGGCGCATTCACCCGCCATCGCAGCAACTGCCAATGCAATTTTCTTGGCAACACCGTTGTCGGCGATTTTGAGAACGGCAACATCTACAAAATGAGTTTGGATGTTTATTCAGACAACGGCGACACTCAGAAATGGTTGCGTTCATGGCGCGCGTTGCCCACAGGCACAAACAACCTTAAGCGCACCGCGCACCACAGCTTGCAATTGAACTGCGAGTCAGGCGTTGGCTTGATTGACGGCCAAGGTTCTGACCCGCAAGCTATGCTGCGTTGGTCGGATGACGGCGGCCACACCTGGAGCAACGAACATTGGTCGCCAATGGGTAAGATTGGGGCTTATTACCAGCGCGTCTTTTGGCGGCGGCTGGGAATGACCACCAAGCTGCGCGATAGGGTTTACGAAGTGTCTGGCACCGACCCCGTGAAGGTTGCCATTATGGGTGCAGAACTAATTTTGAGTCCAACCAATGCCTAGTCAACTCAACATCACAAACATCCCAAGTTCGCGTGTCGAATTCATTGACCCGCGCACGGGTTTGATTTCGCGTGAGTGGTATCGGTTTTTCAACAATCTGTTTGCCTTGACAGGTGGCGGCAACAACCAGACTTCTTTGGATGATTTGCAGCTTTCTCCGCCAGCATCTCCAACCATCATCACTACTACGAACACTTCTAGTAGTCCGGCAATCTATGCTTTTGCTGCGGCGCATGGGTAAACTATGATTAGACTCGACACCGTAAATCGGTCACTTGCGCTGTACTTGGGCGGGGCACAAGCCACCGCGCCTTTGCAGGCTGTCGTGTCCTATTCTGACCAGACCGCTACAACCTATTTAGGCGGCACCAAACTTACCAATTCCAACGGCACGACAGCAGTCACCATCTGCTCTGCGCCAGATGTAGACGTTATCCGCGACATTGACATGGTTACCATCTTGAACACCGATACGGTGTCTCAAGTGGTGACTGTGGAAATGCTGGATACGTCCACGCCGTACCTGATTAGCACGGTCACCCTGCTGGTGGGCGAAAAGCTGACTTACACCCACGGCAGCGCATGGCAGGTTGTGGATAACTCGGGCAACGTTAAATACGTTGTCTTGTCCACATCGGGCGTTAATTCGTTTAGCGGCGGCTCTACGGGCTTAACGCCTGCCACGGCTACCACGGGTGCCATCACCTTGGGCGGCACGCTTGCAGTGGCATCTGGTGGCACTGGCACGGCAACACCAGCCCTAGTGGCTGGAACCAACGTAACTATTACCGGAACGTGGCCCAATCAGACAATCAACTCAGGTGCTGGCAGTGGCACGGTTACCAGCGTTGCGGCCACCGTACCAGCCTTTTTGTCGGTAACTGGCAGCCCAATCACCACTAGCGGCACGCTGGCAATCAGTTATTCGGGCACCGCTTTGCCTATCGCCAACGGCGGCACAGGGCAAACAACAGCGCCTGCGGCTATCACCGCCCTGACCGGCACGCAAACATCGGGCTACTACCTACGTTCTGACGGCACAAACTCTGCCCTAGCGGCCATTGTGGCTGCGGATGTGCCCACACTGAATCAGAACACTACTGGCACAGCGGCTAACGTAACAGGCGTGGTCGCGGTGGCTAACGGCGGCACAAACGCAACTACGGCGGGCGGCGCTAGGACAAGCCTGGGCGCAGCGGCAAGCGGCGCAAACACCGACATTACATCGGTTACGCTGACCACCGGCACTATCTCAACCGCGCCAAGCGCTAGCACGGATATCGTCAACAAATCTTATGCCGACAGCATTGCCAGCGGCATCAACTTCCACGCAGCTTGTAACCTTGCCACCACGGCTGCGCTGCCTGCAAACACCTACAACAACGGCACTGGCGGTGTAGGCGCTACGCTGACGGCTACGGCTAACGCTGCATTGGTGGTGGACTCGGTAACCGTCACCAGCGGCCAACGCATTTTGGTCAAGAATGAGGCAACAAGCGCAAATAACGGTGTTTACACCGTAACCCAAGTCGGCAGCGGGGCGTTACCCTACATCCTGACTCGCGCTACGGATTACGACACCAGCGGCACAGGCACAAACGAAATTGACATTGGCGATTTGTTGCTGGTGCTGTCTGGTACGGTCAACGCTAATACGTCTTGGGTGCAGCAGACTCCGCTGCCTATCACCGTGGGCACTACGGCAATTGTGTTTATTCAGTTTGCTGCTGTGCAAACTTACACCGCAGGCACAGGGTTAACCCTAGCCACCAACCAGTTTTCCATCACCAATATTGGCACAGCGGGCACTTACGGGTCGGCCAGCCAAGTGCCGGTGTTTGTGACCAACGCCCAAGGCCAAGTCACCAGCGTCACCAATACGTCAATTGCCATCTCGGGCAGCGCGGTAAGCGGCAACATCTCAGGCAACGCAGCTAACGTGACCGGCACGGTGGCAATTGCCAACGGCGGTTCGGGCCAGACCACCGCGCAATTGGCTATGAATGCTTTTGCTGGTGCGGTCACCAGCGGCTCATACCTGCGCGGCAACGGCACAAACGTGGTGATGAACACGATTCAAGCCGCCGATGTGCCCACGCTAAATCAGAACACCACAGGGTCGGCTGGCTCTGTCGCCAATTCGTTGACATCGGGCACTGGCATATCGTTTAGCGCAGGCACGACATACAACGGCTCGGCGGCCATCACCATCAACAATTCGTTGCCGATGGTGTATCCAGGCGCAGGCATTCCAAACTCTACGGGCACCGCTTGGGGCACTTCGTACACCACCAGCGGCAGCGGTTCTGTGCTGGCTTTAGCTACTTCACCGGTGTTTGTCACTCCCACGCTTGGCACACCTATTAGCGGCAATTTCAGCAGCGGCACGTTTACTTGGCCTACGTTCAACCAAAACACTACAGGCACGGCGGGCAACGTAACAGGCACCGTTGCCATTGTTAATGGTGGCACCGGCCAAACCACGGCCTCGGCAGGATTTAATGCCTTGTCGCCTATCACAACTACCGGCGACCTGATTCTCGGAAACGGCACAAACAGCGCCACCCGACTAGGCATTGGAACAAACGGCTATGTCCTAACGTCCAACGGCACTACAGCATCTTGGGCTGCGGCTACCGGCGGCGTATCGCAAATTGTTGCGGGCACCAACGTCACCATTTCGCCTGTTGGCGGCACAGGCGTGGTCACAATCAACGCCAGCGGCAGCGGCGGTGCAAGCGCCTACACTCGCACATCGTTTACCGCTACGGCTGGGCAAACCGTTTTTAGCGTAACCTATTCGGTGGGCTATTTGCAGGTTTACGTCAACGGCGTGTTGCTGGCAACTTCGGACTACACTGCCTCTAGCGGAACCGATTTCACGCTGGGTGTGGCCTGCGCGTCTGGTGACATTGTTGAGGCTTTGGTCATCACCACGTCGGTGATTGCAAACGGCATCACCACCGGCAAGAGCATTGCAATGGCGATGATTTTTGGCTTCTGAGGATAGAACATGGCAAACCCGAATATCGTCAACGTCACAGCCATTTATGGCAACACGACATACCTAGTCCCAACTGGCACGTCAGCTACCACTTGGACGGGGCTTACGCCTGCAAGCGGCACGGTCAACAAGGTCGGCACAATTATGGCCACCAACGTGACCGCAACCGCTGCAACCGTTACAGTGTCTATCAACAGCGCAATTAGTGGCGGCGGTACAGCTTACCGCTTAACGTATCAAACTAGCGTGCCAGGCAATTCATCTTTAATGGTGGTAGACAAAAGCACATCCATCTATGTCGGCGAAGCGCAATCCATTGTGGTGACATCGGGCACCAGCAGCGCCATCGAAATGGTTGCTACTTATGAGGCCATCACCTAATGAATCGTTACAAAGGCTCCATTCGGTCTGCTACGGCTGCGCCTACCAGCAGTTCTGCGGCTGTTGGGATATGGACGCAAACGGAAGCAATGCAAGCTAGGCAAGCTGCAACATGGCCTATTGCTGGCGCAAGCGGAAGCATTGCATTAAACGGAACCAATCAATACTTGACAGCAATAGCTGCACAAAGCCCGCAAACATTAGGTAATAATCTTTTTACCATAGAGATGTTTGTTAGATTTGCAGCGTTGCCATCTAGTTCTGGTCTTGCATCTCTATGTAACCAACAAGGAGATTTTAGGTTTTTCTTTCATGGGAATGCTACTGCGGGCAATGGGATTTTAAGCATATGGCAAGGCTCTAGTACCAAATGGGCAACGTCAGCGTCTGGAATCGTGGCCAATACTTGGTATCACATTTGCGCTATGCGTAGCAATACTGGCGCAACAACTACGGTGTGCGACATTTACGTTAACGGCGTAAAGTTAGCTAAAACAACAGACACTACAACGTCTGTAACTTATACAAGCACAGGAATGATAATTGGCTCTGAGACAACGCAATATTACATAAATGGAAATCTAACAAATTATCGTTATGTAAACGGTACAGCCGTGTACACAGTGGCTGGGTTTACACCACCAACAGCGCCAATAACAAACATTACAAACACAAAATTGCTTTTGTTAGCAGCAAATTCAGGAACTTTTACAAACGACAGTAGCACCGCAAATTCTGGTAGCCCATACACCGTAACCAATGTGAATGGCGCAACTTACAGCGCACTATCCCCGTTCTGATATGTACTATAAAACTCCAATTAACACGCTGTATTGGTACGATTCAGGCACTCCATTAATTGGATTACCTGATGGGTCAACTCCCATCACAAATGAAGAGGCGCGGGGATTAGTTGGTTGCGATTTGCATGGCCCGTCACCCTATCCAAGCTGGGTGTTGCATGAAAGCGAGTCTTATTGGGTTGCGCCAACACTAATGCCTACAGATGGCAAAATGTATGATTGGGACGAGGCAACATTGTCTTGGATTGAGGTGACACCATGAGCATCCCACGCAACCTATCTCAGCTTGCGGACAACTACGACCCAACGCTGAACGTGCTGACAAATGGGGCAAATGCGTCATCTAACGGCATCACACTCAACGCCACCACGGTTTCGGTTAGTTATTCCATCCCGACAAGCTACAATGGCTTGTCCGCTGGCCCTGTGACGGTCAACGCCGGTATTACGGTGACCGTACAGTCTGGTTCAACCTGGGTTGTTGTATGACCGTAACTGCCAAAAATCTAGTGCCAGCAAAGTTTGTCGCGGCTACGCAGACAACGCAGTACATTGCCAACAACGTCACGACCATCATTGACAAGTTTACGGCCACCAACATCAGCGCGTCCACGGCAACCATCAGCGTCAACTTGGTCACGCAGACCTACACGGCAGACGACAGCAATCTGATTGTGAAGGAAAAGTCGTTGGTAGCGGGCGAAACCTACATTTTCCCCGAGTTGGTGGGGCACATCTTGCCATCCGGCGGGTTTATCTCCACAATCGCAAGCGCGGCCAGCGCCATCAATATGCGCGTCAGCGGAAGGGAAGTGTCGTGATTAAGCATCATTTTTCTAGCGGCGTGTACGCTAAGGAAACACGCATACCTGCCAATAGCCAATTGGTGCAGCATATCCACAAGCATAGCCATTTATCCATATTGGCAAGCGGATCTATTGAATTGATTGTTGATGGCGAAAAATCTGTGTTGCACGCTCCTGCTTGCATTAGTATTGCCGCAGGCAAGCACCACGGCGTAAAATCGTTAACAGATGTCGTTTGGTACTGCATCCATGCAACAGATTGCACGGATGAAAATGAAATTGACGAAGTTCTTATAGCGCCTGCGAATATCGTTCAAGCGCAAAATATTGCTCTAGTTATGAGCGAAGGGGTTTGATATGCCGTGGATGATTCCGGTCGCAATAGTTGGGTCTTCTATACTTCAGTCAAGCGCAGCTAATAGGTCTGCGGGTGAACAATCCGACGCTGCACGACAAGCCGCCGAAGCGCAATCTTCCGCTTCTCGCTATGCAGCAGACCTACAGCAAAAGCAGTACGAAGAAAACGTCCAACGCCAGCAGCCGTTTTACCAAGCTGGTGTCAATGCATTGCCTGAGTTGGTGCAAGCATCCCGCTACACGCCGTTTGGACAAGAGCAATTTCAAGCTGACCCAGGCTACGCTTTCCGATTGTCGGAAGGCCAAAAGGCGCTGGAGCGTTCAGCGGCTGCCCGTGGCGGTCTGATTTCTGGCAGCGCAATGAAAGCTGCTACGCGTTACGGCCAAGATATGGGTTCGCAAGAGTACACCAACGCTTTCAATCGTTATCAAGCTGAACGCCAAGCGCGTCTAGGCCCGCTGCAATCACTGACTGGCATGGGGCAAACTACAGCCCAACAGCTTGGGTCTGCGGGTCAAGCCAACGCCACCAACATTGGAAATTATGGAATGCAGGGCGCTAACGCAACTGCTGAAGGCTACATGGGCGCAGCCAATGCGCGGGCATCTGGTTATGTGGGAACGGCTAACGCCATCAATAGTGGGTTGTCCAACTACCTTGGTTATCAGAACAACCAACAGCAAAACAATTTGCTGAGTAGTTATCTTAATAGAAACGCAGGTGGCCCTACATCCATGCCTGGATATTACGGCGTTTCTGGCGCAGATTACATGGGCCGTTAAGGAACAATCATGCCCTTAGATACACGCATAGCACTTAGCGGGCAACCTTTACAGGTTCAGTTCCGCGACCCTATTGCCAGCTATAACCAGTTGGCGCAGCTAACGTCTGCCGACACGCAAAACCAACTTGCACAGATGCAAATGCAAGAAAATCGGCAACTAGCGCCGTTGCGGATGCAGGAAGCGCAGACTAAAGCGACATCATCTAAATTAACGTTAGATAAGGCAGTGGAAGCGCAAGAATTTATAAAGAAGGTTATGACTGAGGCGGCTCAAAGGTCTAATGGCACCGCGCCTACCGACCCTTTTGAAGCTGCCAAACAGATGCTTATGCATCCCAATCCTGATGTGCAAACGGTAGGACAACATCTGCTTACGTCTTGGCAAAAAGTGCAAGAGTATGAAGATGAAATGCGCTACAGAAACCGCAACCCAAATGCGGCTGCTGGTGCAACGCTAACTGCGCCTGTTAACGCAACGGCTGCTTCTATGGCCGCGCCTAGTGCAGTTGCACCTAGTGCAATGACACCTTTTGAAACTAGCGCCCAATTGATTCAGACAAGCAAACCATATGCAGAAATGTCAAACGCAGAACGTATTGCTTTTGACACAAGCAAGATCGGTAATCCGCAATTTGGTCAGCCTCAAGTCATGTATACGCTTGAAGGTCAAGAAGTCCCATTTTCTAATTACGTCAACGCCAACATAGCCAACAGCGCAGGCGCAGGTGAACGAGCCGCTGCTGCGACTATGCCTAACCAACTTGCACAAACAGTTGCGCCTGCTGTTAGTGCCGCGCCCAATGTTAACGCAATGGCTGGAAAGGTTGCCGCCAAGACAGCGGACGATGTGTATGCAGAAATTATGGCTGGCGACAAAGAATTTGGAACATCCAAATCTTGGGGCAAGCAGCGTGCATTGCTAGAGAAGAAATTTGAAGCCTTGAACAAGGCTCCCGTGATGCACGTTGTTGACGGCAATCTTGTTGATCCTAATGGCAATGTGGTGTTTAAAAGCACACCAGATATGCATTTTGAAAAACAAGTTAATGCAGATGGCACGGAAACTATTTTGGCAATTGACAAGAAAAAAGGCACATATACACCCGTTACGCAAAACGGTGTTGCCGTTGCTGGTGTCAATCCAACTATTAAAGCTGCCCAAATTCGGATTGATGCTGAAGCTAACAAGCCAGCAGCCAAAGGATCTTTTGAACAAGTGCTGGATCTTGCCAATTTAGGCCCTGACGAAAGACAGAAAATGATTATGGCAAAGCTGGCGCATGACACAGCCCCGCCATCACAAGCCGCAGATAGCCAGTTTGAACGGACAATGACTTTGCTGGGATTGTCGGATGATAAGAAAAACGCATTGCGTCGGCAGTTGCTGGTTAAAGAAACAAGGATTCCCGCAGAGGGTGGGGTTGGCGGCGAGAAAATGCCTACTGGCTCAGTAAATGTCATAGACCCAACTGATCCCACTGGCAAAAAAGTTATTGTTGTAACGGCAGCTAGGGCTATCAAAGAAGGTTTGACTCCTGCTAGTGGTGCGCCAAAAGAAGAAAAGCTAAAGCCTATCCCTGCCAACATCAATACAGCTATCAGCACAAACGATTTGTCCATTAGACAAATTCAAGAAGCGTTGGATATGCTTAAGAAAAATCCTGATGCTATTGGATTAAAAAATGTTTTGCCAGGGCAAATGCTAGACAGGGCAGACCCTAAAGGTGTTGCCGCTAGGTCTGCCGTTGGAAATATTGGCTCTTTGGTGATACATGAGCGCAGCGGGTCGGCTGTAAGTGGAAGCGAAATGCAACGTCTTGGGTTTATTCCTACGCCAACCGACAGGGCTGACGTTGCTAAGACCAAACTTGAATCCATGTTGAAATGGGCAAAAGCGCAACAAGAAGGATTGACACAAACTTACGGGGAAGACCAAGGATACAAGCCTAACCCCACACTTTCTGGTAAAAACGCTGCGCCGCCGCCTGCTGCTGGTGGTGAATGGAAGGTGGTCAAATAATGGCAACTCAAATTTACAAGGTGCGCGACCCTAGCGGTGCTATTCGTGAAATTGAAGGGCCAGCAGGCGCAACCGACGAGCAAGTAATTGCAAAAGCCAAGGAATTATTCCCAGCATCAGCACCAGCCGGTGAGGGTATGCCAGCAGCCCGCGCTGGCGCCACACCAATGGCAGCACCAGTGGCAAAAGCAGAGCAACCCGCAGGTTACAACCCTTTTGCAACGGGTGCTAATTTTTTTCCCAGTCTGTACCGCAACACGGTTGGCGGCTTAGTGGATGCCGTATCAAGCCCATTGCAGACCGCGCAAGGCATTGGCGACATTGTGGCGGGAGGTGTGTACAACGCTTTGCCAGAACCAATACAAAAAGGACTTAATGCAATTGAGTTTAACCCAGAAGCGCAAAAACGTGCCATTCAAACCGCAAATGTAGTAGGTCAAGATTACGCCAAAACTTACGGCACAGGCGCAGGCTTTCAGCAAATGATGGAGCAGGATCCGTTTCGCGTTGTGGGTGATGTATCCACGGTGCTAGGCGGTGGCGGTGCATTATTGCGAGGCACTACCGCTTTAGGTTTAGGCGCAACAGCCGGAACTAGAGGAGCACCAATTGCTGGACAAATTTCTCGCGCAACATTGCCTGTAGCCAATGCTTTGATTCGGGGCGGCGAACTCACTAATCCAATCAATATGCTTACCCGTCCTGCTGCGGCAGTTGTTAGCCCAATGGTTGACCCTAACGTTAGGGCGCTTATGGCTGAAGGCGTAACGCCTACTACAGGACAAATCCTTGGCGGTGGGGCTAAACGATTTGAAGAAGGATTGACTAGCGTTTTGGGACTTGGGGATTTTATTAAAGGCGCTCAGACTCGAGCAGTTGAGCAGTTAAACACTGCAGCATTTAATAGGGCACTAAGGCCAATTGGACAAACATTACCCCAAGGCACTACTGGCCGCGAAGCAGTGCAATTTGTATCTGACAGATTGGACGATGCATATGGAAATTTGTTGCCAAGGATGACGGTGCAAGCAGACCCTGTATTTGGCGCTGAAATTGGCAATCTTCGTCAAATGGTTCAACAAGGCGCAATTGATCCTAATGCAGTAAGAGCATTTGACCGATTTCTAGATACCAATGTGGTCAACAAATTCCAAGGCCAACAAGCAATTACGGGACAAACGCTAAAACAAATTCAGAGTGACTTGCGCGAACGCATAAATTTGCTTAGTGCGTCAACTGATGCTGATCAGCGACTAATGGGTCAAGCACTTCAAGAAGTGCAAGACCAATTCCGTCAATTGGTGATTAGGTCTAACCCGCAAAATGCTGCGGAATTAAGAGCAATTGACACTGGGTATGCAAACTTCAAGCGAGTGCAACGAGCGTCTGGAATAACGGGTGCAGAAGAAGGTATTTTCTCGCCAGCGCAATTGCAAAGCGCGGTGCGGGCTATGGATCGCAGCAAAGACAAATCGCAATTTGCTACCGGCCAAGCACTAATGCAGGATTTGTCTGAAACAGGGAAAACTGTCTTGGGCAACAAGCTGCCTGACTCTGGCACACCTTATCGGTCATTGGCGGCATTGATTGCATCTGGCAGCGCAGGCGCTGCTGGTTACCCAGCAATTGCCGCTGGATTGCTTGCTGGCCCTGCGCTGTATTCAGCACCAGGCCAACGCTTGGCGGCTGCTGCGCTGACCGCTAGGCCAGCCGGTGCGGCGGCGGTAGCTAACCAATTACGCGCCAACCAAGGCATTAAAACCGGCACACTTGCAGCCAACCAACTAGCCAACCAGCAGCAAAGCGCATTTGAGGAATTCTTGCGTGCTAATGCGGCTCTTGACCCACGATTCCAACAAGCGTTACAAGCGGGGCGATAATGGATCAGCAACTAATCAACATCATGTTTGGCGCGGCCCTAGCTGTTGCCGGATGGTTCGCCCGCGAACTGTGGTCTGCGGTGCAAGAACTGAAGTCAGACCTGAGTAAACTACCGCTGTTCTACGTTGCGCGGCAGGACTACCGCGATGACATGAGAGAAGTCAAGGATTTGCTGAGTAAGATTTTTGACCGGCTGGACAACAAACAAGACAAGGGCTAACGATGGCACAACTTACCCCATCCCCCAAGCAGCAAATCTTTGGCACTGACGGCGCTCCGCTGGTCGGCGGGAAGATTTACACCTACGCTGCGGGCACGTCCACGCCGATTGCAACCTACACGGATTTCGGTGCGGGTACGGCTAACACCAACCCCATCATCTTGGATTCTTACGGCCAAGCAAACATTTGGCTACTCAGCACCTACAGCTACAAGTTTGTGGTCAAAGATGCCACCGACGTTCTGCTGTACACGGTGGACAACATCACGGTGCCCGCTGACCTGAGCAGCTTTGCATCTCCACCGCCCATCGGCAGCACCACGCCTAACACTGGTGCGTTCACTACGCTGTCGGCCACCAGCATGACGCTGACGGGCACAGGTGCCAGCAAGCTGAACGTAGGTTCTACCGCGCAGCGTCCCACAGCCGTTACAGGCATGGTTCGCTACAATTCCACGACGGCTAAGTTTGAGGGCTACGGAGCATCTGCCTGGGGTGCCCTGGGCGGCGGTGCAACAGGCGGCGGTGCTGACCAAATCTTTATTGAGAACGGCCAGACAGTCACCGTGGATTACAGCATTACTAGCGGCAACAACGCAGGCACATTTGGGCCTGTGACTGTAGCCACCGGCATCACCGTGACCGTGCCTGACGGCTCCACTTGGTCTATTGTTTAAGGAGAACCCATGAGTTCAGTCGCAATCCAAGGCAACGCAGCGGGGGTTGGTGTTTTCACCGTAGCGTCGCCTAACAGTGGCAGCAGCTACACGCTGACACTACCTACGGCCACCGGCACAGCATTAACTGATGCAGGCGCTCTTGTTATTTCTCCTACTGGCGCAACTGGTTACGCTACTGGTGCTGGCGGTGCTGTAACGCAAGCCACTTCACGCACCACCGGCGTGACCTTAAACAAGCCCACTGGCGCAATCACCATGTTTTCGGCAGCGGGATCAGCAGTGGCGGCCACATTTACCGTTACGAATTCTCAGGTGGCGGCTACCGATAACATTATTGTTAATCAAAAATCAGGCACCAATCTGTATGTTTTGCTGGTGACCGCAGTGGCGGCAGGCAGCTTCAACATCACTTTCTACACCACAGGCGGGATTGCAACCGACGCGCCGGTGATTAACTTCTCGGTGATTAAAGGGGTGACAGCATGACCGCTGTAATTTCAGGCACAAACGGGCTGCTTCAGTCCTACGACTACCAAGCCCCAAGCACGGGCTTTAGCTACACGTTCGCTGCTGGCACTCAGGTTTTGGTGATGAACCCCGCTGCCACGCTGGCTACGGGCACTATCACAATGCCTGCCTCGCCTTCGGATGGCATGACCATCACGTTCAGCAGCAGCCAGCAGATTACGGCGCTTACGATGTCTGGCAACGGCGCAAGCATTGTGGGTGCAGTAACGTCAATGTCGCCTAAATCGGGTGTGACCTATGTCTACCGCTTGGCAAACACCACTTGGTATCCTACGGTGACTGTGCCTTTCTACAGCATGGTGCGGCTGAACACTGGCAACGGGCAAGGCTCCACAAATACCGCCATTCACAGGTTTTTGACCACGGTAACAAATCAAGGTTCGGACATTACCTACGCCGACAGCGCAACGTTAGGTGGCAGCTTTACGATTAACACATCAGGCATTTATTCAGCTTCGTTTTCTGGCGCTGGTTCTGTAGGCACTTATCAAGGTATTACCTTGAATAGCACACAACTATCTACAGCAATTTCGTCTTTGACTAACGTATCAGAAGTTTTAGCAATTGGATATTCTTCTGGGGGGAATAATACAGTTTCAACTAGTTGGACAGGGTATTTGCCCGCTACTTCAATTGTCAGAGCGCAAGGCGCTGTTTCAGCATCATTGTCCACACCCGCTGCTCAATTCACTATCGTAAGGGTTTCATAATCATGGCAACCACAATTAGCGGAACATCCGGGGTCACATTCCCTGCTGGCGGCGTTGGCAATCCTGCGGGTGCTGTAGTCGGTACGACTGACACCCAGACGCTGACGAACAAGACACTTACCTCAAGCGGCAGCGTTTTGGTTTCTGTGGCTTCTTCTACATTGGGTTATTCAACTGGTGTCGGTGGTGCTGTTACTCAGTTAACAAACAAGTCAACAGCGGTAACGCTAAACACTTCAACAGGTCAAATCACAACAAACAATGCTTCTTTGGCTACGGTGACCAATGTGCGTTTCCAGGTTAACAATTCAATTGTTGCAGCAACCGACACGGTTATTGTGAATTTGGCAAGTGGCTTTGCTACAGGCTCCACTTATCAGGCATGGGTTGATGGAGTTGCGGCAGGTTCATTTTCAATTACGCTTCGCAACATCAGCGGCGGTTCGTTATCTGAAGCAATTGTTATCAATTTTTCAGTAATCAAAGGCGTTGCCGCTTAGACCAATGTGCGCTGGCTCATTCCGCTATTCATTCTGTCGCTGGTCTACGGTGCGACAGCCAAGCGCGAGTGCAGCGTCAGCGAATTCGTAAGCGTTGCGTACAGCAACAACGACCCAAAGGAACGCCATGATCGAATTCTTGAGTGGTTGGATAATTCGGGTCAAGTCTGCACTAAAGAGCAGTTGGGGCTCATTTACGCAAATCTGGCGCAGGTTTTAGGTTCATCGGATACCATGCAAATCAGAGCAAAGATTGAGCAGCTATATGAACGAGCAAAATGAATCCTGGTTAGCGCGAAACATCCAGCCGGTGACGGTTGCATTCCTGCTGTTCTCCTACTTCTTCTTCGCGCTGCTGTCGGTGTTCAATCTGGAAACACGCGGCGCTTACGTTGACCTGCTTGGGCAGGCCATGATTATCGTCATTACCGCCATCTTTGCGGGCAAGACTGCCGAAAAGATTGTTGACATTCGCACCACCAAGGGAAACACCAATGGCACTTGACCCCCTATCCGCGCTGCTTGACATTGGCGGCAAAGTCATTGACCGCGTATGGCCTGACCCCGAGAAAGCGGCAGCGGCCAAGCTGGAACTGTTCAAGATGCAGCAGTCCGGCGAACTGGCGGTGATTGCCGGTCAGCTTGACATCAACAAGGCCGAGGCCGCCAATCCGTCGGTGTTTGTGTCTGGCTGGCGGCCAGGAATTGGCTGGGTGTGCGGCGCAGGCTTTGCCATTCAGTTTGTCGTTGGCCCGCTGGCCGAATGGGGCAGCGCCCTGTACGGGCATCCCGTCAAGTTCCCGCAGATGGACATGGGCACCATGATGCCTCTGCTGCTGGGTATGCTGGGCTTGGGTGGTATGCGTACCGCTGAAAAGATTCAAGGCGTGGCCGCAAAATGACCTTTGATGAATGCTTTGCCCGCGTCCTCAAGTCCGAGGGTGGCTACGTCAACGACCCAGCAGACCGTGGCGGTGAAACCAACATGGGCGTGACCATCGGCGCTTGGGGCGCGTACATGGGTCGCGCCATCAAGCCGGGCGAGATGAAGGCGCTGACACCGGATGTCGTTAAGCCGTTCTACAAGTCCATGTATTGGGATGCTGTAGGCGGCGACAGGCTGCCACCAAGCGTCGCCTACGCCGTTTTTGATTTTGCGGTAAACGCTGGGGTTGCCCGCGCTGCAAAGTTTCTCCAACGGGCCGTAGGGGCCGTGGATGATGGCGTTGTCGGCCTGGGCACTTTGGGTATGGTCGCCAGAGCCGACCCTGTTAAGCTGCTGCAAAACTTCACCAGCCAAAAGATTGCGTTCTACACCGACCTAGCGCAGCGCAACCCGTCCCAGCAGAAATTCCTAAAGGGGTGGCTGGCACGGGTTGATGAAGTCAGCAAAGTTGCGTAATAACAGTATGTTACTGTTCCGCAACTTTGCGGAGTGTTTTTATGCAACCAAGAATTTCTCGCGCTGAATTTATTGAGGCTTGGAATCTTTATGGCTCGGTGCCAAAAGTAGCAAAATTTTTGCAAATGGACGAACGTGCAGTCCATCGACGCAGGCGAAGAATTGAAGCTGATAACAACCAGCCACTGGTAAGCGAACATGAGAATTCTAAAACTTACGCACAAATTCAGCCAATCAAAACATCAATCAACAGAATTGACCTTGGCACTCTTGACCAAACAATAATTGTTTTTAGCGATGCACATTTCTGGCCTAACGAATACACAACTGCATACCGTGGCTTGCTATGGGCCATCAAGGAACTTAAGCCGCACGCTGTAATTTCTAACGGCGATGCATTTGACGGCGCTACCATTTCCCGCCACCCACCTCTGGGTTGGTCGCATACACCTAGCGTGATAGAGGAACTCAAGGCAGTGCAAACGTGTCTTGGTGAAATTGAGGAGACCGCTAAAGCCGCCCGACACAATGCAAAGTTGTTGTTTACATGGGGCAATCACGACACCCGGTTCGCCAACAAGCTAGTCAGCCAAGCTCCCCAGTACCGCGAAGTTCATGGGTTTAAACTACAAGACCATCTACCAGCTTGGGATTTTGCGTGGTCGGTGTGGCCTACGCCAAACTGTTGTATCAAGCACAGGTACAAAAACGGTGTTCATGCAACTCACAACAATACCGTGAACGCAGGTGTTTCTATAGTCACTGGACATCTACATAGTTTAAAAGTAACACCTTTTGCAGATTTCAATGGCAACAGATATGGTGTAGACACCGGAACATTGGCGGAGCCATACGGGGCTCAGTTCGACTATGGTGAGGGAAACCCTCTAAATCACCGCAGCGGTTTTGCCGTGCTGACATTCAAGGATGGTAGGATTTTGTGGCCTGAGTTAGTCCATAAGTGGTCTGACGATCAGGTAGAGTTCAGAGGCCAGATCATCACCGTATAGGAGTTTTTATGTTTTCATTTACCTTTTTAATTAACAGCAACACGCAAGTAGAAACCGACGAAGACTTTGATTCGTTGGTGCCTTTTTTTGAAGAAGGCGAAGAGTACGAGTACGACGAAGATGCAGATTGCTACTGCTGGTACGACGAAGAATACGACGCTTGGTACTGGCTCAACGAAGATACCGGCGAGTGGCTGCTGGTTGAAGACGACGAAGCCGATTGGGGCGACGACGAGGAAGAGTACGACGAAGACGAAGAAGAATTGGAAGCTGCCTAATCTGGGTAAATCATTACCAGTGCATCATTTACCAATGCTTGTATCTGATACACGGCTTGCTCACAAGGCAAGCCGTGTTTTTTATTTTGTCGTAGCACTTCATTGATTTCGTGTAATGTTTGCCAGGAGTAGCCAGAGTGAATAGCCTTAATGGCCTCCTCCTCATCATTGAATGTGGCGGTAATTTTCATCTTTAACCTTTTGAAATTTTACACTTTCCATTGTTGAAAATCGGTGGCCGTTAGCGCATTCATATCTGCGATATGTTTCGTTGTTGTATTTGTGCCTAGTCTCCAGCACGCGAGTCCAGGCGTTGCAAGTAGGGCAGATCATTTACTAGGCTTTCTTTGTTTGTCACGCGCCTGCTTACGCTTAGATTGAAATCCACTCATAGCATTCCGTCCTTTGCTGTGATGCAGGTGCCCTCAATCAAGGCAACCATTTGCCCAGCCTTAAGCGACATCTCTTGCAGTTTTTTCTTTTGCGCTTCCACCACCGCACGGCACTCCGATTCGCGGGTGTAGTAAGTGCCCTGGATGAAGTTGCACTGGCTGCCGATGCAGGCAAACAGCACGGGTATGTAAATCACTGAAACCATGCGCGTATCACTCCTACAACGTCGGCTAAGGCAATGACAAGCCCGCCCATTACAAGTAAAAACACAATGAAGAAGAACAGGGCGACCAGCGTCTTGAGCAAGTCAAAGAAGAAGTCCCCGCCCGCATCGGTATCGTCGTCGTTCATTTGCACTCCTTGGTAAGAATGGCCGCTATTTCACGGCACTTGGGTTGATAAGTGGTGTAACCAAAATAAAACCCCGACACAATGATGGTTGCGCACAACCCAATCAAGGCAAAAAAATCAGCCAACAGCTTCATTTGGACTTCTCCCAAGACAACTCAGTCTGCAAGGACTTCAGTTCACCGCGCAGAATCTCCAGCTCGGCCACCAAGCGTTTCTCAGCAGACTCAGCGCCACGCGCCCAGCCAGCTAATGCAGCTTCGGTGCAGGCCGTGTGCAGGACAGTGGCAAGGTCAGCGCGTGACAAGATGCCAAAGTCACCAACGGCTGGCAGGTGCGCGAACACAGTGCGCTTGATTTCAATTTCTAAAGGATTCATGCAAACCACCATTTGTTAAGGACAAACATTAAGCCGGCAAGGATTGCCATTGACAAGACTGCATCAAGGATAAGTTTTTTCATTCTCCAACTCCAATCTGGCGGGTGATGGTGAGGTGATGGTTCTGCGCCATGATCTGACGCTGCTCCAAGCTGTACTCGGATTTGCGTCCAGGCACATACTTATGTACAAAGCTGCGGTGCGGCAATGTAAACCCGTAACTCATAGGCTCATGCCAAAAGTTGCGCTGGTGCAGTTCACGCTCTTTCCAAAACGCTTCGGGGTTTTCCAACTGCAAGGCGGCGGCGACCTTGCTAACGTGATCGCCTCCAAATATGGCAGCAGCTTTAAGCTGGCTGCGTTGACGGTCTGTAAGTTTCATTTGTTTTTCCTAGTGGTTAATGACGAAGTAATCATCTCACGGATGACTGCAACATATATTGCGAAATGCGTTAGGGAAAACACCTAGTCATTTTGTTGTATAATCCGTCAACTTGGAGATGATAATCTAATCATGGAAACGCAATCACAAACCGCCATCAAGGTTATCCGCGAAAAAGCGGAACGCTCGGGGTTCAAGCTGGCCGATGTCGCGCATCGGGCTGAGATTGACCCCGCACAGGTATCGCGCTGGGCTACTGGCAAGACCATTCCGCTGTACTCCAGCGTTATCAAGCTAACGCAGGCGTGCGACGATTTGGCCGCAGAGCGCCTCAAGATGATGGGGGTGGAGGAATGAGTTACGTCATTGGGATTGACCCAGGCATCAGCGGAGCCATCAGCGTGTTTGATTGGTACACGCAAAGTTTAGAAAATGTTATTGATATGCCTACGCTGGAAGTTGACTCTGGCAAAACAAAGAAACGCCACATCAGCGCGGTCATTCTGCGCGACATCTTGGAACTGTATCCCACAGCCCACGTTGTGATTGAGAAGGTAGGCGCTATGCCTGGGCAGGGCGTTAGTTCTATGTTTAACTTTGGGCGCAGTGCAGGCATCATAGAAGGCGTTGTAGCTGCTTTAAGGATGCCAAGCACCTACGTTACCCCGCAGCAGTGGACAAAGGCTGTAGGCCGTGCAGCGGGCAAGGATGCCAGCCGTATGCGTGCTATGGAACTGTTCCCGACACGCGCTGAACTGTTCAAGCGTGCGAAGGACGATGGCCGCGCAGACGCTGCTTTGATTGCTTATTGGTACATAACACGCAATGCTTGACGAACTCAAAACCATGCGCGAGCACATCATTTGGCTGGGCACTCAGCTAGAGATGGAGCGCGAATCATCACGCGAAAAGACTGTGCTGCTCAAGCGCCTGCTAGACCCAGAGGACTTGGGGCACGCAGTCACCGCCGAGGTACGCAAGCAGGCATACGCAATCATTAGCAACGAACATGAAAGAGAAAGAGAAAAATGGAACGTATCAAACTAAGGCCGAGCGCCGCATCCCGTTGGTTAGCTTGTCCGGCCAGTGTTCGGCTGTGCGAGGGAATCCCTGACTCGCCTAGCGGAGAAGCCGCCCAGATTGGCACGGCCATCCACGCGCTGGCAGAGATTTGCTGGCTATCGGGTGACGTGCCTGCTAACCATGTAGGCACAGTGGTGGAAGGCATTACCATCACGCAGGAGAACGCCGAGTTCGCGCAGTTGCATTTGGACACCATCAAGGAACTGGAAGCGAACTACGACAACGTGACGGTGGAAGAACATCTGTCAATCTTAGACACAAAGAAAGCCAATTGCCAAGGTACTGCTGACGTTGTGGCTTGGGACAACGAAGGTGATTGCCTGGAGATTGCAGACCTTAAAACTGGCCGCAATTACGTTGACGCTGACAGTTCACAGATGAAGCTATACGCGCTTGGAGCCATCAAGTTGATGGGAGACTTTCAGCGCGTGAAGCTGACCATTGTGCAGCCGCAAACAGGTGCCAACCGCACGCATGAGATGCTGCTGGCAGACCTGTTGGCATGGGAGATGGACGTAGTAATGCCTGCCATTGAGAAGGCGTTTAACCCTGACACCTATCCTACTCCATCCACCAACGCCTGCAAGTACTGCCCAGCCAAGCTGCATTGCCCTGCTCTGAAGGAGAAGGCTGCATCGGTTTCATTGAAGCCCACCAAAGAACTGACAGAAGACGAGATGGCGTATTGGTTGGAACAGGCAGACTTGGTGGAAGGCTTTTACGAGGAACTGCGTAAGCACGCGACTTTGCGATTAGCGGGTGGTACTACAGTGCCAGGCTGGCAGCTAGTGCCGAAACGCGCTATCCGCAAGTGGAAGGCAGACATTGACATTAGCGATTTGCCGATTGAAACCGCAAAGCTGTACAACAGCGAACCAATCACGCCAGCGCAAGCTGAGAAATTACTGAGCAAAGATGACCGGCATCTGCTCGACGATTTGACAGAGAAGGTCTCAAGTGGGCTAACTCTGGCAAAGATGGTGGAATCTGCCACCATCTAACTTTGGGCGTAAGCCCGTAACTTTAGGAACTGAAATGCTTAATCTTTCAAACAACAACGGTAGCGGTAACAGCTACATCCGCTTTGCACCGCAGGCTAATGCTTGGACTAACCGCGATGGCGAGGAAATCCAACTCAAGAAAGTGGTGATGGACTTGGACAGCGTGCAAACAGGCTGGCTGATGATTGGTGCTGGTGTACGCGACTGGCAGCCTGATGAGACTCTGGGCGCTAAGAGCCAGTCGCCAGGGGAAGGGTACAAGAGGGGGTTTGTCGTGACGCTGTACTCAAAGGAACTCGGCTTGGTTGATTGGTCGGCGAACGCTTACGGGCCATGCAAAGGCTTTGAGAAAATCTACTCTGAGGCCGCGAAAGCTGCTGGTATCAGCGATGGCAAGCTGCCGGTCATTGAGTACGTTAATAGTACCGCCGAGAAGGTTGGCAAGGGCAACACGCGAGTGCCAAACTTCAAGCTGGCTGGCTGGGTTGCGCGTCCCGCTGGCATGAATGCGGATGGCGAGGATTTTGTTGAGCCTGAGCCAGCACCTGTACGCAAGGCCAAGCCAGCGCCTGCGCCCGTGATGGATGACGAAGAATTCTTTTAACCAGTAATCTGGTACGCCGGTGGGTTGATCTCCACCGGCTTTTTTTTCCTCTAAAAAAATACAAGTATGAAATTTCTATCAGTTTGCAGTGGGATTGAGGCGGCAAGTGTCGCTTGGCATCCATTGGGCTGGGAATCGGTTGCATATTCAGAGATTGATCCGTTCCCTTGCAAGGTGTTGCAGCACCATTACCCGACCGTGCCCAACTTGGGCGACATGACCAAATTTAAGGAGTGGCCTGATGCAGATGTCAATGTTTTCGTTGGAGGAACACCGTGCCAATCTTTCTCAGTCGCAGGACTCAGAAAAGGACTGGATGACCCGCGTGGCAACCTCATGCTTACATATCTTGCCATTGCTAAACGATATCGCCCCAACTGGTTGGTCTGGGAAAACGTCCCCGGCGTTTTGTCCTCCGCTGGAGGACGGGACTTTGGTTCCCTCCTTGGAGGGTTGGCAGAACTCGGGTATGGGTTCGCCTACAGGGTGCTTGACGCTCAGTACTTCGGAGTGGCCCAGCGCCGCCGACGTGTGTTCGTTGTCGGATACCTTGGAAACTGGCGACCTGCCGCAGCGGTACTTTTTGAGCGCCACAGCTTGCAAGGGCATCCTGCGCCGAGCCGAGAAAAGGGGAAAAGAATTGCCGACACCCTTACGGTTGGCGCTAACCAGTGTAGCGGATTCCCAGGAGATTTTGTAGAAGCAGAAGCAAGCAATTCAGTCGGTAGCTTGTGCGCCAGAACAGGTCAAAGCATAAGCGTGCAGGATGCATCCCAAGGGCATCTGATGCCAATCATGCATTCGGAAGTGTGCCCAGCATTGAAAGCGCGTGACCATAAAGGCCCGTCAAGCGATGGCGATGGCGATGGCGCAATACTTGTGCCAATGCAACCTATTGCTTTTGATGCTTACAACCAAACAACATCAGAAACTGTTGCCGCATTGCGTTGTGCTGCTGGTGGCGTATTTGATAACACGGTAGCGCACGCATTCAAGGTGCGCGGTGGGTGCGAAGGTGGAGGCAAAGGCTATCTTGGGTCGGATGATGTGGCATTCACCATCAGCACAATGCAAGACCAGCAGATAAACCAAGCAATGGCAGTACGCCGCCTAACTCCTGTGGAGTGTGAGCGCCTGCAAGGGTTTCCAGACCGCTACACCGACATCCAGCCAAAGGGCAAGGCAACCCCCGACGGGCCGAGGTACAAGGCGCTGGGCAACTCAATGGCTGTGCCTGTGATGGCATGGATTGGCAAAAGAATTCAAGAGGTGGACGCGATATGCAAGACTCAACAGAAACAATAGCCAAAGCCCTGGGCAACGCCAAGAAGGTAAACGGGAACTGGCTTGCAAGCTGCCCTGTGCCTGGGCATGGCCGTGGCAACGGGGACAAGAATCCTAGCCTTTCCATTACGGAAAGTAATGGGAAATACCTATTCCATTGCCACGGTGGATGCGACCAGCACAGCGTGTTTGACGCAGTACGGGAACGCAACCTGTTGCCATCCATTCAGCGGCAGGAGTATTCTCTCGCGCTTATCAAAGGTGAATTGATGACTATGCCAACGCTGGAGCAGGAATGGGAGTACAAGGACGAGGACGGCAACACGCTATTTGTCAAGCGCAGGTTCAAGACCAACACGGAGAAGGGCAAGACGTACAGCTTGCATAAGGTGGATGCCGCGGGCAATCGCAAGGGCAGCATGACAGGTGCGCGGATAGTGCCATATAAGTTACCAGAACTCATTAACGCTCGAGAAGCTGGACGCGCAATCTATCTGGTGGAGGGTGAGAAGGCAGCGGATGCGCTTATCAGCATAGGCGCGATTGCCACTACGAGCCACGCTGGTGCAAGCCATTGGCCTGAAGACATTACTTCATATTTCACCGATGCGGTAGTGATAGTGGTGCCTGACTGCGATGCACCAGGTTGGAAGTACGCCAAGCGGGTGGTGGAGGCGCTGCTGCCTGTAGCTAAGGCGGTGCGCGTCCTAGACTTTAACCTGCCAGAGTTAGGTGACGATGCCTATGAATGGGTGGCGGATGGCGGAGACAGGGCGAAGCTGGCAGAACTAGCCAAGGCATTGCCGGTTATCACCGACATTAATCAGGTACAGACACCAGAGTGGATTGTTCCACGGGAAACGATTGACCCAATAGAACACCCAATTGAACCCGATTTGGATACGAATGAACCTATCCTAGTCCCGCGTCAGCTTCTCAACATTGAGCCGTGGGACTCAATTGAAGATGAGCCAGTAGAGTGGCTGATTGAGAATGTGCTGCCCAAAAAAGCTTTCGCTGCCTTGTACGGGCCGCCAGGATCCTACAAGTCATTTGTAGCACTTGACATTGCCGAGGCGATAGCAACGGGCAGGACATGGATGGGGCGGGAGGTGCAGGCGGCAGGGGCTGTACTGTACATCTGCGGGGAAGGCTTTGGCGGCATCGGCGCACGCATCAAAGCCTGCAAGATGCACAACGCCACTGCTGCTGGTGCTGAGATATACGTTATCAGGGCAGCTATCAACCTAAGATCGAGTGCGGAGGACTTTGATTTGCTAGTGGCCTCAATTTGTGACCTCATGGAAAAGACTGGTGTCCAGTTTGAGTTAGTCCAGATTGACACGTTAGCCAGAGCGTTTGGCGGTGGTAACGAAAACAATTCGGAGGATATGGGAGCGTTTATCCACAACGCAGGACGGATACAGCGGATGCTTAACTGCGCCATGATGGTGTTGCATCACTCGGGTAAGGATGCCACTAAAGGATTGCGGGGGCATAGCAGCCTGCTTGGTGCCGTGGACACGCAACTGGAATTGCTCAAAATTGACGCTACGCCTAACCCGTCCAGTCCGATAGCTGGCAGCGGCATCCTCACCATAAGTAAGCAGAAGGATGGTCAGGACGGGCTGCGTATTGGTTTTGAGATGGTCAAGGTTGAGATAAAAGCCAGCGCACTTGGCATTAGCGAAGCCCAAATCAGCCTGGCTGTCAGGCCAAGTGACGAGGCCATTAAGCAGGAAATGCAGGCCCATGCCGTTGAGCGCCAAGGCAAGCCACGCAAGTTGCAGGAGAACCAGCAGACCGCGTTAAACGCAATCCACAAGGCCATAGAAAAGAATGGGCATATGACAAATGTCGGGAACGAGCGCCATAAGACGGTCAGCATAGGCGAGTGGCGGGAGGAGTTTGTTCGCCTTAAGGGGGATAGCAAAAGCATCTACAAGGATTGGGAGCGTGGCAAGAAAGCTATGTTTGCCAAGGAATTGGTCGGCTACCACAAGACCGATGTTGCGGAATATTGTTGGGTAATATATCCAAACATGGATAAAGATGAGCCATTTGTGAGTCCGTTTTAATGGGCAACTTGGAAGTTGACCATATGAAGTGTGGTCAGTTGCCTATGAACTTATGTTTGAGAAATATGGTCAACTTGTTAAAGTGTGGTCAGTTGACCATATGGCAAGTTGTACAGAAAAGGGTGGAAATATGGTCAACTTCCAACTTCTTGCTTAATGCAAGAAGTAAGTTGTCCATATGCCATCTCGGGAAATCGTTTTGGGTTGAAGTTGGGTATATGAGGGGTTAAGCATGGCATCGAAGAAATTGTTGGAGACTGACGTTTATCCATCCGACCCGTTTCAAGTTTGGAATCAGGCGTTGGCGGTTGAGGTTGAACTGGCAAAGCTGGAGCATGAAAAGGTCTACGGGATTGGACGGGTGCTCGAATTGGTGGATGCAGAATTTCGGCGCAAGTTTGCCGCGCAGCGGGAACGGATTGCGGAAGCTGTGCAGGCGCGGGATGAGGAAAGGCTGGAGAAGGCCAGCAAAGGGCTTGTGGCGGCCTACAAGGCGTTGACGCGGTGGGCTGAAGGGGTAGGGTTAGATAGGATGCCTAAAATCGATTGCATGGAGCATAGGATGCAAGACGGCAGCCTGATGGTGGTTGTCAGGCAGGAGAAGGATAGGATTTGGTACGAGCAGTTTAGGAAGGAGCCAGGCCCACGCTCTATCTGGACGCTACAAGAGTTGGAGACGGTGATGAACGCGCCGACGCTCAAGCAGGTGCGGGAAATAAAGGCAGCTTTGCCTGGGACAAAAATGGTGCCAGTGCAAGCTACAGAATCAAGCGGATTTGAAAACATGGAGAACGACATTGACATCAGCAAACCATTCCGAGGAACAAAACTCTTTGACACGGACAAAGCGGAAATACACGCGCAAGGCGGTAAAGGCAGAAAATAGCGCGGGATATGCTGAATCGGGGTCAGTTGTAGCGGGAATGGTAGGAAAATCAGCAATATTCACTGCGGAAGGCGGCGAAAGCGCACAAGATTGTGCGCTAACTACGCGTGTGAAGCCAGGCGCTGGCCGCCCGCCGACCTACAGCAAAGAGATTTGGAAAGACATTTTTGACAAGGTTGGTGCTGGCGCATCATTGACAACGGCCATCAAAGGCATAGGCATCAGCTACTCTCAAGCGCAGCGTGTTTTAGACGCAAACCCTGAATTGGAGGAAGCGTATGAGAAGGCTAAGAAAATTCGCGCAGCGCGTCTGGCAGAGGAAATCATTGAGTTGTCGGACGCGCCTATTCCTGACCATCTGCAAGGCGTGGAGATTAGCGCCTGGGTGAACCAGAAGCGGTTGCAGGTGGACGCACGCAAGTGGGTAGCAGCCAAGCTATACCCTCGCGTTTACGGCGACAAGATTGACGTTAGCGTGCGCGATGAGCGCATCAGCGTGCTTGATGCGCTTGAGGCTGCACGCTCCCGCGTCCAGATTGGCATGGACGTAACGGACATCACGCCAAAGTTACCCACAGACCAGCGTTGAAAGTTATCCACAGAATATGGCATTCTGTATAAAGTTTAAGCAGAAACAGGCAAAACGACCCTGTTTTACTTCACATAATGGACACTGTATCAAATACACATAAATGACTTAGTAAATCGTATGTGGAAAATGTGTAATGGAATCAATGTGTTACGTTTGTATGCGCGTTTCGTCATAGGTAACGATGCAATGCCAAAGTTATGCACAGTCTGATGCTATGCATGATGCGCGTCCCGACCAGCGCCTGCGTGGCCGCGCTGGCCGTGCCCCGCCCGCCGCCCGGAGGGGGGGGGGTAGGGCCGACGGCGAAGGGCCACAGAAACGGTGGCTTCACGAACAATTTTTATTTTTTTTATGCTATAACCGCGCCACGTCCCCCACTACCCTCCACGCACTATGCCGTCAGGATATAACGCACTCGCAGCGCGGCCACAAAACAGGCTTGCGTATCCAGGCCAAGATGTGGTTAATGCGTTTACGCAGGGCTTAGGCCCAATGCTGTATGGCGCAGCGAAAGGCACAGCGGCAGCGGTTGCTGGGATGCCTGGAGACATTGAGCAATTGGCGAGGCAGCTACTGCTGTCCGGCGCAGCCCCTGATAGCTACACGGCAAAGAACATGGCAGCGCAGGCGTTGCTACCCACATCGGATAGGGTTAGGGCGATGCTGCCGTCTCTGTCCAGCTTTGGCGCTGGGCCGCAGGCGCAATACACGGAGAACATTGCGGCAAGCCTTGGTCAGAATGTTGTGGGTAATCTGGTTGCGCCAAAGGTTTTGCCCGCGGTTATTCGTGCTGGTCAGGATTTGCCTGTAGGGGCAAGCATTAAGGCGGTTGGCGAAACCTATCCTCAAGCTGAAGCTATGCGGCTTGCCCAGCAAAGGGCTGCATTGCCAGTTGAGCAGGGCGGTTTGGGATTGCCAGCTACCAACACGGCAATGGATAGAGCCAAGGCGATGGGCGGTAAAGACATGGTGCATTTTTCTAGAACTGGTGGCGACTACACAACGCTAGATTCTGGTCAATATGCCACAGCACCTTTTGATGCTGTTGGCACTCATGTTGGGACACCACAAGCAGCAATGGATAGGTTTAGAAATACGACTGCCACTACAGATCAAATTAAAGGGACGACATATCCAGTAACAATTTTGGGTGACAGACCCATGATGAATCAAAATGGTATGCCTTGGGGTGAAGATGATTTAAGTGCTTTTTTACGCCAACAGGGTGGGCATAACTGGTCTGATATTCAAGGCGGTAAGATGACTTACCAAGACATGAATGCCGGATTGCGTAAAAAGCTATTTGAGGATCAAGGTTATACGAGCATTCCTTACTACAACGAAGTTGAAGGCAAGGGGAGTGTTAGCTACATAGTGCCGCCAGAAAACATACGCTCACGCTTTGCCGCCTTTGACCCATTTCGCAAAACCGCTGCGACGGCAGCAGCAATGGGAGTCGCAGCACCTGACTTGTTGGCGGCACCTTTGTCTGTTGCCGACCAAATTGACAACATCAACGAAACTCTGAAAAAGAAACGCAAAAAATAAATGCAACTCCCGATTTACAAAGGCGAGGAAGAACAGAAGCTGATGACGGAACTATGGTCACCGGCAATTGCTGATGACCTAGAAGCGTTTGTAAGGTTTGCATTTCCTTGGGGCGTAAAGAACACACCGCTAGAACGGTTCACAGGCCCGCGCAAGTGGCAGCGCGAGGTGCTAAGGGACATCACGGCTCACATCAAGAAGCAGAAGGGTTTGATTAACTTTGACACCGTGCGAATGGCGGTGTCATCTGGTCGCGGTATCGGCAAGTCGGCATTGGTGAGTTGGCTGATTTTGTGGATGCTGACAACGCGCATAGGCGGCAGCGTAGTGGTAAGCGCCAACAGCGAGAATCAGTTGCGTTCGGTCACCTGGGCAGAGTTAACGAAGTGGGCGGCCATGCTGATTAACTCGCACTGGTGGGAGATAAGCGCCACCAAGCTGGTGCCCGCGAATTGGTTGACGGAACTGGTTGAGCGTGACTTGAAGAAGGGCACGCGCTATTGGGCTTGCGAGGGTAAGCTGTGGTCTGCTGAGAATCCTGATTCTTACGCTGGTGTGCATAACCAAGACGGCATGATGCTGATTTTCGATGAGGCCAGCGGTATTGTGAATCCTATTTGGGAGGTGGGCGCTGGATTCTTTACGGAGAACACGCCTGACAGGTATTGGTTTGCGTTTTCCAATCCTCGGCGCAACGAGGGATATTTCTTTGAGTGTTTTAACGCCAAGCGGGATTTTTGGAACACGCGCTGCGTAGATGCTAGGACGGTGGAGGACACCGATAAAGCCATTTACGAGCAGATTATTCAAGAGTACGGCGAGGATTCAGCGCAGGCCAAGGTTGAGGTGTACGGTGAATTCCCGTCCGCTGGCGAAGACCAGTTCATTTCGGGGATGCTGGTGGACGATGCTGCCAAGCGTCCGAAGTACAAGGATTTGTCCGCGCCAATCGTGATGGGCGTTGACCCAGCCCGAGGCGGCGCGGATTCAACCGTTATCGCGGTACGGCAGGGGCGGGACATTGTGGCGATTAAGCGATATCAGGGCGAGGACACCATGACGATTGTCGGGCGCGTCATTGAGGCGATGGAGGAATACAAGCCTGTTTTGACAGTGATTGACGAGGGCGGGCTGGGCTACGGGATACTGGATAGGTTGACCGAGCAGCGGTATAAAGTGCGCGGCGTAAACTTTGGTTCTAAGGCGAAACACTCCATTGCGTTTGGCAATAAACGTGCCGAAATGTGGAACGATATGAGGAACTGGCTAAAATCTGCTAGTATTCCCACAGACAGGCAGCTTAAGGCTGACCTGACAGGGCCTATGAAGAAACCGAATTCGTCAGGTACTATTTTCCTAGAGGGGAAAAAAGAGATGCGTGCAAGAGGATTGGCTTCACCTGATGCGGCAGACGCAATTGCCGTTACTTTTGCTTTTCCCGTGGCGCATCGTCAGTATGTTGAACCGACCCGCCGCGTGAACGCGCAGAATGGCGGCGTTACTACATCATGGATGGGGGCTTAGTATGCCGTTAGTGAAATCCACCACACCTAAAGCCTTTCGCGCTAACGTGAAAGCTGAAGTGGCCGCCGGTAAGCCGGTGGCTCAAAGTGTTGCAATCGCATACGCAGTTAAACGCGCGGCGCAGAAACCTATGCCTAAAGGTAAAAAGTAATGGCTGATTACACCGGCATTGCCGCCGCAGGCGCGGTATCCAACGGCGGCGGTCAGAAGGACACCACGGCCAATATTTTGGCGACTGCCCGCAGCCGTTTGGATATGGCGATTGGCGCTTTGTCTGAGTCCCGCGAGGACGAGATTGACGACCTAAAGTTTTACGCCGGTTCGCCTGACAACCATTGGCAGTGGCCTGCCGATGTGCTGGCTACTCGCGGTGCTGTCCAAGGGCAGACCATCAACGCCCGTCCATGCTTGACCATCAACAAACTGCCGCAGCACGTTCGGCAAGTGACCAATGACCAACGCCAAAACCGCCCAAGTGGCAAGGTTATTCCAGCCGATGACAAAGCCGACATTGATGTCGCAGAAGTCTTCAACGGCATGGTCAGGCACATTGAGTACATCTCGGACGCAGACGTTGCCTACGACACCGCCTGCGAGAACCAAGTCTCTTACGGCGAAGGTTACATCCGCATCCTGACGGAATACTGCGACGCGGATACGTTTGACCAAGACATCAAGATTGGGCGCATTCGCAACAGCTTTAGCGTCTACATGGATCCCACGATTCAAGACCCGTGCGGGTCTGATGCCAAGTGGTGTTTTATCACCGAGGACATTACCAAAGAAGATTACGTTCGGATGTACCCGAATTCAGCGCCCATCACGACCTTGCAGTCGCTGGGTGTGGGCGACCAGAACCTGTCGCAGTGGCTGAATGAGGACACCATCCGCATTGCGGACTACTACTACGTTGATTACGACCGCGCAACGCTGAATCTATACCCTGGGAACGTCACGGCGTTTGAGGGTTCGCCCGAAGACAAGCTGCTAAAAGACCATTTTGACAAGCCAATTAAAAAACGCAAGTCCGACCGACAGAAAATCAAGTATTGCAAGATTAACGGCTACGAAATCTTGGAAGAACGCGAGTGGGCGGGCAAGTACATCCCCGTGGTTCGCATTGTCGGCAACGAATTTGAGGTTGATGGGCGTTTGTATGTGTCAGGTCTTGTGCGAAATGCCAAAGACGCGCAACGAATGTACAACTATTGGGTGTCCCAAGAGGCAGAAATGCTGGCTTTGGCCCCGAAAGCGCCATTTATTGGCTACGGCGGCCAATTTGAGGGCTACGAGAACCAGTGGAAAACCGCAAACACGACAAATTGGCCGTATTTGGAGGTTAATCCTGACGTAACCGACGGTTCTGGCAGCGTTTTGCCATTGCCCGCCCGCGCCCAGCCGCCGATGGCCTCCAGCGGGCTGTTGCAGGCCAAAGCTGGCGCGTCCGAGGACATTAAAGCGTCCACCGGCCAGTACAACGCTTCTCTGGGCATGACATCCAACGAGCGCAGCGGCAAGGCTATTCTTGCGCGTCAGCGTGAAGGCGATGTTGGCACTTACCATTACGGCGACAACCTTGCCCGTGGCGTGCGGCACATCACCCGCCAATTGGTTGACCTGATTCCGAAGATTTACGACACGCAGCGCGTGGCGCGAATCATCGGCGAAGACGGCGAAACCGATATGGTCAAGATTGACCCGACGCAAGCCGAACCAGTAAAAAAGATTGTTGACCAGCAGGGCGTGGTCATTGACAAGATTTACAACCCGTCTGTCGGCAAGTACGACGTGGTGGTCACCACCGGCCCAGGCTACGCTACCAAGCGCCAAGAGGCGCTGGAAGCTATGGCGCAGTTGCTGCAAGGCAACCCGCAGCTATGGCAAGTGGCGGGCGACCTGTTTGTAAAGAACATGGACTGGCCTGGTGCCCAAGAGATGGCTAAACGCTTTGCTAAGACGATTGACCCCAAACTGATGCAGGACGGCGACAAGCCGCCCGAGTTGCAGGCCGCCGAGCAGCAAATCCAGGCGATGGGCCAAGAAATGGAGCAGATGCACCAGATGATTATTAACGCTGGCAAGTCCATTGAGGCGCAGGATATGCACCGCAAAGACTTTGAGGCGCAGGTGAAAGCGTACCAGGCCGAGACTCAGCGGATTTCTGCCGTGCAGAATAGCTTAGGTGAAGAACAAATTCACGACATTGTGATGGGCACATTGCACGCAGCAATGGCTACAGGTGACATTGTTTCAGCCGGGCAAAATTTGGGAATTCGTGATAACATACCTGAAAACGAACCTCAGGAGTTGTCTTATGAACCAATGCAACCTAACCCAAGCGCAGGTGCTTGAAATGTTTTCTTACGTTGACGGAAAACTGTTTTGGCGTAAGAAAACATCACGAAAAACCGTGATTGGCAATGAAGCTGGCACAATTCGTAAAACAGATGGTTACCGGCAAGTAATGATTAATTATCGTGCGTATCGAACACATAGGCTAGTGTATTTGTATCATCGTGGTTGGATGCCACAAATAATTGACCACATCAATCAAAACACATCAGACAACAGAATTGAAAATTTGCGTAGCGCCACACGCGCTGAGAACGCCTACAATTGCAAAATGCGACCAGACAATACATCTGGCGTCAAAGGTGTAACTTGGTGCAAAAATAAACGCAAATGGGTGGCGCGTGTGTATGCTAATAAGCAATGCGTAAATCTTGGGCGTTTTGCAGAAATGCAAGACGCCGTGGCTGCGGTTATGGCAGCAAGACAAAAATATCATGGCGCTTTTGCGTCTGAAGGAATGCCACAATGAAAGCAGCAGATTTTGTAGGAATGCTATTCCTAGCCCGTGATGTAACGCATAGCGTCCATCTGAACACGCGCAGCTATTCTAAGCACGTTGCGCTCAATATTTTCTATGACCGCATCATTGACGCGGCAGACGATTTTGCCGAAGCCTACCAAGGCCGTCACGGTTTAATTGGGCCGATTACGCTGCATTCGGCCACCAAAACGGCGAATATTATTGATTTTCTGCAAGGCCAATTGGATGAAATTGAAAAAGCCCGTTACCAAGTTGTGGACAAAACGGATATGTCCTTGCAGCAGTTGATTGACAATATCATTGAAATTTATCTGCGTACCCTGTATAAACTACGCTTTTTGGCATAAGGAAACATCATGGCAAACTATATGCAACTGTCGGCCACCAAGCAAGTCAAGGTCGGCGCAGGCAAATTGTTCGGAATTTTTGTGTCGTCGTCCAGCAGCGGCACGCTCACCATCTATGATTCGCAAGCGTCCAGCACCAGCGACCCCAAAGTTGTCGATACGTTTAGCGTGTCGGCTGGCACCACATATGTGAACATTCCTGCGGGATTGTTTTTCAATAGCGGCCTGTATATTGTGCTGGGTGGCACATCTGCCTTTACGGTAGCTTACGAATAACCCAAAAACCGTACTGGTGCGTTCACCAGGGATTCTATGGAATCACAAATGTCAGAAGAAAACCTAGCGGTAGTTGACCCCGCGCCGGAACAGGTGGCAACGGCTGCACCTGAACCCGAAGTTAAAGCGCCGGAAGTAGCTGAAGAACAGCAATCTAAGACTTTCACACAGGAAGAATTGGACGCTGCAATCGGCAAACGCCTTGCAAGAGAGCAAAGGAAATGGGAACGGGAACAAGCGCAGAGACAAGCGGAAACGCAGACTCTCAGAGCAGCGCCAGTTCAGTCTGTAGATCAATTTGAAAGTGCAGAGGCTTACGCCGATGCACTGGCCTATCAAAAGGCCGAGCAATTGATTGCACAGCGTGAGGCGGCAAAGCAACAGTCGCAAGTTCTTGAAAGCTACCACGAGAAGGAAGAAGAAGCGCGGAGTAAGTACGAAGACTTTGAACAAGTCGCATACAACCCCAAACTTCCGATTACCAACGTGATGGCTGAAGCAATCCAATCCTCGGAGATTGGGCCTGAGTTGGCTTACCACCTCGGCACAAACCCCAAGGAAGCGGAACGCATTTCCAAACTGACGCCACTCGGTCAGGCAAAGGAAATTGGACGGATTGAGGCCAAATTGGCCGCAAGCCCTCCCGTAAAACGTACATCGTCAGCGCCAGCACCGATTTCACCTGTTACCGCCCGATCCACTGGATCACCGGCCTATGACACTACGGATCCACGGTCTATTAAGACCATGACTGATTCGCAGTGGATTGAAGCTGAACGGGCACGGCAGATAAAGAAGTTGCAAGCGCAGGCTATTCGCTAATTTTTTTTCAAAGGACTTTTTTCCATGTCTAATAGCACCCTAACGATTGACATGATTACCCGGAAGGCTCTCGAAATTCTTGAGAACAACTTGGTACTCACCCGTAACGTGAACCGCCAGTACGACGACAGCTTCGCTGTTGAAGGTGCGAAGATTGGTTCGACCCTGCGTATTCGCCTGCCTGACCGCGCTTTGGTCACGGACGGCGCTGCGCTGCAAGTGCAGGACGACAACGAGCAGTACACCACGCTGTCCGTTGCCAGCCAAAAGCACATCGGTGTGAACTTCACTTCTGCTGAATTGACCATGCAATTGGACGATTTCGCAGAGCGTGTTCTCAAGCCGCGTATCAGCCAGTTGGCCTCCAGCATTGACGCTGACGTTGCCAATGCTTACAAAACCATCGGCAACAGCGTCGGCACACCCGGCACCACTCCTTCCACTTCTTTGGTGCTGTTGCAAGCCCAGCAGAAGCTGAACGAGAACGCCGCCGTGATGTCGCCCCGCTACGCAACGGTTAACCCCGCTGCCAACGCTGGTCTGGTTGAAGGCATGAAAGGCTTGTTCAACCCCACCGACACCATCAGCAAGCAGTTCAAGAACGGCATGATGGGCACTGGCGTGCTGGGCTTTGATGAAGTCAATATGTCGCAGTCCATCAAGCAACACACCACCGGCACTCGCGCTGCTACCGGTAACACTACCGGCGCTGCTGTGACTTCCGAAGGTTCGTCTACCTTGACCCTGACTGTTGGCTCTAGCGAAACCATTGCTGTTGGCGACGTGTTCACAATCGCTGATTGCTACGCTGTCAACCCACAAACCCGTGAGTCCACCGGTTCGCTGTTCCAGTTTGTGGCTTTGGCATCTTCGACCAGCACCACCACTGCTACCGTGACCGTTGCACCCATGTACTCGGCTTCGCACGCTCTGGCGACCATGCTGACTTTGCCTGCCAACAGCAAAGCCGTCGTGTTCACCGGCACTGCAAGCACCCAGTACCCGCAGAATCTGATCTACCACAAGGACGCAATCACGTTCGCTACCGCTGACTTGTTGCTGCCCCAGGGTGTTGACATGGCTGCGCGTTCCGTCCACAACGGTATCAGCTTGCGCGTTGTTCGTCAGTACGACATCAACAACGACCGTATGCCTTGCCGTATTGACGTTCTCTACGGTTACAGCACCATCCGTCCGCAGATGGCTTGCCGTATGTGGGGTTAATCAGTAAATCTTTTTTGAAGGAAAAATATCATGGCTCTCCCTAATGGCGCAGGCGGTTACCAAATTGGTGACGGCAATCTGACTGAGGCACAACTTGTTGTCCAAACTATTCCCGCATCTTTGACTGCGGACACCACTTTGACTGCTGCACAAGTGGCTGTTGGTTTGGTTGTTTGTGC